TCCTGCATGAGGAACTGACCCGAGCCACCGGCAGCGTGCGTGATGGTGACGACGTGCGAGGCATTGACGGCCCACAGCGTGAAGACCTGGCCGTCGTGCGTGTTCGTGAGCGCCATCGAATCGAGCGCATCGGAGGCCGCGCCACCCTCAGTCTCGATCGTGTAGTGCGCGCCGCCGGTCGCCGCGGCGGGCGTGATGACGCCCGATGCGATGGTGAGCGCGGCGCGCGTGCCGGTGCCTTCGCTCTCGGCCGCGATATCACGAATGGCCTCGAGGTCGGCCTTCAGCTCCGCGACGGTGCGCGAGGCGTTCGAGAGATGTCCCGATGCTGGTAGTGCTGACATTTAATGCCCCTGGATGGTTGCGCTGACGGTCCCGGCGACGAGCGTGCCGGCGGCGTCGTAACACTTCACGAGCGGCCCGTTGTTCGCGCCGCCGAGTGCCTGTTTGTCAAAGTACTTCGCGGCGATCGCCGTGCCGCCGTCGTGCTCGACGGTGAGCTGCACGTTGTCGATCGCCCGGTAGGTCTGCGTGAGCGTGAGGCGCGTGCCGGTATTGCTGATGGCGAAACTGTCGATGCGCTCGACGATGTCCGGCGCGTCGACGATGAGATCGAAGTTCGAGATCACGCCCTGCGTGCCGCCGCCCCGCACCGTCACGCGGACTTCATAGGTCTCGGCCGTCGTCGTGAATGGCCCGAGCACACCCGCGAATGTGAGCCAGTCGCCGATCGTCTCGTCTGGCCAGGCCGGATCCGGATCTGCGCCCCAGGCCGGGCTGCCGCCCGCGCCCCAGTAGAGCGGCGAGGTCGCAATCCGATATTCGACGGTGTAGTCGCCGGTGACCGTGAGCGCGACCTTGAGCAGTGCGTTGTCGAGCTCGTCGGAGGCCGGCGTGAAGCTCGCCGTGTACTGCATTTCGCCGTACACGCTCGGCGGCCAGGCCGCGGCTGCATCTGGCCCCCAGGCGAGCGCGGCATCCGCGCCCCAGTACAGTGTCGAACCGGCCGCGTCGGCGACGAGCGTGCCGGCCGAGACCGAGCCGCCGACTATCGATCCCGCGAACGTCGGATCCTGGCTGTAGGTGTGCACGGCGTTCTCGACGATCGGATCGCCGAGGTTGAGCTCGACGGTCGCGGCGTTCGTGCTCTCATTGCCGCTGATGTCGACGGCCTTGATGAGCACGGTCTGCACGCCCGAGAGCGTCGAGATGTCGAACGGCGGCGCCGTCACGATGCCCGTGTGCAGCGGTCGCGCGGTGCCCCAGTCCGTGCTCGTGCCGTAGTTCGCACGCAGCAGGAAGCCCGCCAGATCGACGGGCGGATCCGGATAGGGCCAGTCGAGCGTGTCGGCGCGGCGATAGAACCGGTCGACGTCCGGCGGCGGTGCGCTGGCGCCGACGACCGTATGCGGCCCGGCCGGGATCCAGTCCGAGGTCAGCCCGAGCTGCGAGATCGTGCGCAGGTCGATCGCATAAGTCGCCCCGGTCTCGACCGGCATAATCGAAATCGATCCGGTCGACGGCGGCGACGGAATAACCGTCCAGCTCGCCGAGCTCTCCGGGTTGACCTCGCGATACCGGAGCTGCACGAGCTCGGCGGCGACGGTCCCAGAATCCGCAGCGATCCCGAAGCCGACGACGATGCGAGGCAGCCAGGCGCCGTTACTCGCGCGCACCAGCGCGCCTTCGTCGCTCGTCACCGAAATGACCACCGGTGCCGGCGGCGTCGCGCGCTGCACGATCGGCGGCAGCGTAATCTGCGGCAGGTACGGCGGCAGCGGCTCGGCGTCGGCGTCGAAGATTTCCGGTGCGGCATCGACGAAGGTCAGGGTCGCCGAGCCGTCCGTCGCCGGCTCGATGCTCCGCACGATGAGCTCGACGGATTCCTGGCCGGCCTCGCCGAAGAGCGCGAGATCCCCGGTCGCGGGCATCGGCGCGGCGGGCGCGATCGGCGTCGTGAACGTGAGGCTCGCCGAGATGCCGGCGACGGTCGTGACCGGCGCGAGCAGCGAAGTGCTGTCCGCGAGCCGGAAGCGCAGCGCGTACGACTTCGCGCCGTCCATCGCGACCGCCGCATCGAGCGTGACGTCCGTCGCGTTTCCGCCGCCGTCGAGCGTAACCGAGCGCACGCGGGCCTGGCCGACGCCCCAGAGCATGACGTCGTGCACCACGCGCACCAAGTCGCCGCGCGTGACCGCAATGTGCTCCACGTCGACTTTCAGCGAGTAGATGATCGGGCGCAGCTTCTGCGCGGCCATCATGCGGCGCGCGGTGCGGAAGGCCGCCGTCGCCGAGGTCGTGTAGGGGAGATCAAGAACCTCGAACACGGACGCTGTCGCGGCGTCGTAGCCGTCGGCGTAGACGATCATCTCGTCGGTCTGGTTGTTCGTCGCTTCGTTCGGGAAGCGCACCTTCAGCGCGTGCGGATAGTCTGCAAACGCCTGCTCGAACGAGAAGTCCCACGAGTTCCGCGGCGTGAAATGCTGCCGGACGATCGTCTGCGGCCGGTCCCGGCACACCGAGTAGAGCCCATCGGTGATCGCCCTCGAGGCGCGCCCCGTCGCGGCGATGTCGCCGAGCACGTGCCACACTGACTGCTGGGTCGTGAGCGCGCCATCGAAGTAGATGCCGGCCGCGTCCGTCTCGGCCGCCCAGTCCGCGAGCGCGGCGCCGTCGATCCGCGCGTCGTCGATCGGGCGCGCGTTCGCCGCGCCGCGAAGTACTTCAGCGTAGGCCCAGGCCGGCGCCCGCGTCTGCTGCAGCGACCAGGCCGCTCCGTCCCACACCGGAAGCAGTGCGTCGACCTGACAATTGAGCTGATCGAGCGTGCCGCTGAGCTGGTTGTTCGCCTGCGCGCGGATCGCGATCAGCGCGACGCCCTTGCGTCTGATCGGTGCCTCGTTCCGCTGCGAGCGGAGCGCGCTCCACCACAGCTTTTCGACCGTGTTCGTCTGAAAGTTTCCGGTGTGATCGCCCTGATCGTCGGGCGACGTGCGACGCAGGCGGACCTCGTACTGGCCACGCGGCACCGACCAGCCTACCGAGCGCCGCAGCGCGGCCTCGCTCTTGGCGCTGAATGTCAGCACGCCGGGCGACGATAGGCCGACCTGGCCGGCGAAGATCGACGGCGGCAGCCAGGGCCCCGTCGTGCCGGCCTCGCGATAGCCGATCTCGCAATTCACCGAGACCCAGCCGCGCGCGCCGGTCGACGTCTGGGCGTAAAGCCCGTTCGGGAATTCTAGATCGAGCCAGATCTCGTCGATGTCTGCCGAGGTCGTGCGCTGCGAATAGCCGTCGACATACTGCAGCGGGATCCGGATCGTCTCGTCCCACACCTCGGACGGGAAGAGCGTCAGCGGCGTGTCGTCGGCATAGCCCTCGCGGATCTCGACGTCGAGATTCTTGAACGCGGCGAGCGGCGTGTCGCCGATCATGATGTTCGAGATCTTGACCGGCCCGTGCCCGACGCAAAACACCGCGCGCAGGAACTGGTCGTCCGTCGCCGTGTTCTCCGTCCAGGGCTGCGCGGCCAGCGGCGGGAAGTACTTCACGATCCGCCCGAAGAGCTTCGGGATGATGCCGTAGGGCAGCATCTGATTCCGCACGCCCGTGATCGAGTAGCGTGCATCGGGCGGGCGCGTGTCCGAGTTCGACAGCGTCTGCGAGGGCGACGGCATCAGAGACTGGAGCACCATCGAGGCGACCATCGTGATCCCGGCGTTTATCACGCCGACGAGGATCGCCGTCGTCGTCGGATAGGCGAGCGCGAAGGCCGTCGGGATCAGCGCCGCGGCGAACCCCGGCAGCGCGCGGATGATGCACTGGGTGCCCTCGCGCGGCCGGACATCGAGCCAGAGCGGCTTCGGTACCGTGCGATCGCCGATGATGACAATCGCGTTCCGGAGCATCTCCGGCGGTACGCGGAACTCGTCGCAGAGTCGCACGATGGCATCGGCCACGGTCGCGCCGACCGGCATCGAGTACTCGTGCCGCGCCTCCTTCAGCGGAGACGGCAGCGCGACGACCGAGAATTTACCGGCGGTAGCGATAGAAGCCTTCAACGCGCGCGCTCCAGAGTGCTGAACGATAGCTTTCAATGACCGAGGTCTGGCCCTGCCTCACCGAGAGCATCAAGCCAGGTGCGACGACGATTCCCACATGACACGGCGCGCCGCCGATCCGCATCAACACCAGGTCACCGGGCTGCGCGGCGCCGGCGGGGACCTGCACGAAGAGATCGCGCCGGATCGTCTCGGAGAGCTCGGCGATCGCAGCTCGCGCCGCGGCGCTCTCCGGCCGGCTGTAGCCAGCGGGGTGCGCCGGCAGCGTGATGCCGTAGTTTTCCTCGAGGACCAGCGCCGCGAGCCCCCAGCAGTCGGCGCCGTCACGCGCCCGCCCGGCATCCCGATACGGGATCCCGACGTAATCCGAAAAATTCACGCGTGACGGGCGACAGCGTTGAAGAGCCCGGGCCAGTCGGTCGGGTTGAAGATCCCGGACGGATAAGGCTCGGAGGTCAGCGGCTCGTAGGACAGGGTCAGCGTGAGCTGCGTGGCGTCGCCGGCGAAGCCGATGAGCTTGTAGGTCATGGGACCGTATTCGACGACGTCCGGGCTCGACGCGAGCACCATCTCGGCGACGACGATTGCCCGCCCGCTGATCGCTCGCAGCGCGACGAGCAGCTCCTGCGAGACGTTGTCGGTCTGCAGCTCGGCATTCGGGATCTCTTCGTTCTGATCTGCGTGGAAACGCATCAGGAACGGGAATCGTATGTAGACGTTGCCTCGCGAGGTGACGTCCGTCGGATTGTTCACAAGGCGGATCGGGCTCGGCAGGGCCGCATGCGTGATCGTGAGCAGCTCGAGGAAGACCTCGCGCGTCTCCTGCGCGTAGATCGCGGCGAGCGCCGGCGAGGACAGCGTGCGGCTCACGGCATCGTCTCGAGCTGGAACGACACCCGCCACATATCGCCGCCCAGGGCGACGTAGGACGGACGCGAGGTGAACCGATAGGTCTGAGCGGCCTGCGTGCGGAAGTCCTTCCAGTCAAACGCCAGCGCGCCATAACCGAGGGTCGCGGACCAGAACGCGTCGAACGTCGCGACCTGGGCGCCGGTCATGGCGAGCTCGACGCTGATGTTCCGGATCTCGACCGTGTAACGCTGGCGGACCTTCGCAGGCCCGACGTCCATCTGCGTGCGGATCGTCGCGCCCTGCCCGCTTTCGCTGAAGCTGCCGAGCTGAGGTTCCTGCGGCAGCGTCAGCGGCCAGACCGGCGTGCTCATCGCGCCACCAGCGGCGGATTGATACCCATCGGCGCGCCGCGGCCCGTGCTGCCGAGCCGGCCGATCGACCCTTGCACGAATACGTCGAGCTGCCGCGTGCCGTTCACCGCGCCGCGATCCTTCACCTGCACGTCCGAGCCGTTCTGGTTGATGACGTTCACCACGACTCCGCTGCCGGCGCCGTTCGGCACGATGCTGCCTGAGCTGCCGGGCACGAAGAGCTCCGGCCCGCGCTCGCCCACCAGGTAGGCGCGCGAAGACGATACCGGGCCACCGGCGGCCCGCGCGCCTCCGAACAGATCGCCAATCCAGGAGAATGCGCTGCTGAAGAGATCCCCGAGCCCGGCACCCTCTCCGCTCCCGCTCTTCGTGCCACCTAGCGCGCCGGCGAGGCCCTTCATCAGAGGCTCGGTCACGGTCGTCCGCGCGATGAGCCGCAGGATGTCCTTCTCGACGCCCGCGAGCACGTCGGAAAACTTCGCGCCGTTCACGACGGCATCCTCGAAAGCCGAGGTGAACGTGAGCCCGAGCTCCTTCACGGAAGCCGAGAGCTGGTGCGTCTGCTCTTCGGCTTTCACGTATTCATCGGTCGCCTTGCGCACCGCCCGGCCATAGGTGTCGGGGTCGAGCTGCAACTGTTTGAGATCTTCAATCTGTTGCTGCAGCTTCTCCTGCGGCGTGCGGGTCTCTTCGTAGACTTTCCGGGCGGCGGCAATCGCGGCGGTATTCGCTTTATCCTCGGCCTCGGCGCGCTTGTATGCCATGTCCAGCATCGCGCGATCGACCTCGAGGTTCCCCTTCTTGACGTCCGCTTTGATCGCTTCCTGGACGATCTGCTTTTTAACCTCTTCGGTGAAATCCTTCGCCGCGCCGGACTCAATTGCGAATCGGGCTTTAGCCTCCTCGCTGGCATCGCCCTCAAGGGCGATCTGCTCGCGTAGCCGCGTGAGATATTCGTCCTGCTTCTTCTTGAGCTGCTCGGCGGCGGTGTTCTTGTTGTCGTCGGCGAAGGCCTTCGCGAGCTCGTCGGCCTGTTTCTTCGCGAGATCGGCGGCTTCCTTGTCGCGCTTCGCCTTCTCGTCGTTCGATTTATTCTCGAACGACGCGAGCTCCGCCTCCTGCTGTTTCAGCTTTCCGAACTTGAGGCCCGCGGCTTCGATTTCCGCGTTAATTTGGGCGAGCTGGCCGGTACTGCCGCGGCCTCCGCTCGCGCCCGAGACGCTGAATCGCGACCCCGCCGACGGGTGCAGCAGCTCGTCGCGTTTCTTGATGAGCTTCTGCAGCTCGTCGTAGGCGCCCGCGGCGCCCTCCTTCACGTCGCCGAACAGCACTCGCGACGTGCCCGAGACGAGGCCCTGCCACACTGCGGCGAGGATGCCGCCCTGCTTCGCCGCGTCCTGCATGTCTTTCGCGACGCCCGTGAGCGCCGGAGCGAGCTGCCCGGCGATCTGCAGCTTCGCGCCCTGAGCGGCGAGGCCGAGGCGCTTCAGCTCGTCATTGAAGTCCTGCGCTGCTTTCGCCGCATCGTTGCTCACCGCGAACCCGAAGGCCTTTGCCTCAGCCGCATACTTGCGCAGCGCGGCCGGGCCTTCATTCAGCAGCGGAATGAGATCCGCCCCCGACTTGCCGAAGAGCTTCACCGCGACGGCGGCCTTCGTCGGCCCATCGGGGAGATTCTGGAAGACCGCCGAAATGCGCTCGAGCGCGCCGGTGGCATCGAGCGTGCCGGCTTTGAGCTCGTCGGCGCTGAACCCGAGCGCCTTGAATTCGGCGACGATCTTCTGATTGCCGCCGGCCGCCTGCAGGAGGTTCGTGTTCAGGCCCTTCAGGCCTTTCATCAGCGACTCAGTCGAGACGTCGGCGAGCTGCGCCGCGTAGTCGAGCTGCCCAAATGCAGCGGCCGTGAGGCCGGCCTTCTGACCAGCCTTGCCGAGCTCGTCGAGGGCGTCGATCGCATCGCCGGCGGCACCGACGACCTCCCGCAAGCCGAGACCGAGGCCGAGCCCGGCGAGCGCCTTTCCAGCTATGCCAGCCGCGGACTGAATGCCCGACATCGTCGACTCGGCTGAACTCTGCGCGCTTCTCAGCTCGCGGATGAAGTCCTTGACCTCCGCGTGCAGCTCGACGCTGATGTCCTTAGCCATTCATCCTCCGGAAATATTCGCGCGGACTCTCGGTATTGATTTCGATGCCGTGCTTCTGCATCCAGATCACCTCGAGCTCGGCATACTGCTCGGCGGTCATCGACTCGCCGAGCTCATGGGGCAAGCGCCCGAACTGCGTGCAGATGTCCCATAGCACGCGCCGGTCCGGACGCTGGCTCAGTTTTTTGCGACGTCCCCGAGGTCCTGGCCGGATAGCCTGCGGATCGCTTTCACGATGTCGAACCAGGCTTCCGGATTCTGGGCCGCCCAGGTGTCCCACTGCTCGGCCGTCATGAGCGGCTCGCCGTTCACGTCGAGGACGCAGTAGGCGAGCTGCTGCGGCACGGCGCGGTAGCCCTGGGAGTCTTCGAGCGCGATGAGCGCCAGGCGCTCGGAGAGCATGAGCCCACGGACGACCACCTCGCCGATGCCGGCGACCTCGATCGTCTCCTTGCGCGGGGTCGGCGGGCGGAACGTCGCCTTACTGACGACCGGCATCAGTAGTAGCTCGGCCGGCCCTGGGACTCGAAGCCGACCGAGGTCTTCACGACCTCCTGGGCGTTACCCGTCGGCAGCAGCGAACAGCTCACATAGCCCGCGAAGATGCAGACCGTGCCGTCGGCATAGGTCAGCATGCAGGCCTTGATCGTGAGCGTGTCCGCTGCGGCCTTCGCGGCCTTGAGGAAGGTGTCGGCCGGATCCCACTGCGATTCGAAGTTCACCGAGAACGGCGAGACGACCGTCGGCACGCGGGACCGCACGTTGTTGTGGATCGTGGTCGTGTCCGCGAACTCCGGCTCGCCGCCGCTCGAATTCACGCCAACCGCAGTCGCCATCGTGCTGCCGAGCGTGACCACGGCGAACGTGCCCGAGCTGAACGTGTTGAAGAGCGTCGTGTCGATGCCTTCGAGCTCGAACGTGTTGCCGGCGGCGTTGACGTTCGCGACGCGCGCGACGCGCTGGTCGAGCTGGTTCATGCCCTGAATCGAGAGCACGACGTAATCGCCATTGGCCGGATCGGTGCCGGTGTACCCGACGACGCCGGGATTCGCTTTCGAGATCGTATTGATCGTGACCGCGGTCGCGCGCGCGGACTCCATCGCGACCTGCACATTGGTCCAGAACTTTGCGCCCATTACGTATGCCTCCGTCTGACCGGCCCTCGCGGGCCGGGTTGGGAAAGCCGCCGTCTCCCGACGGTGGCGGAATCTGCTGGCTAGGCCAGGGTGTGCGGATCGGTGCGCAGCGTGGAATACACCAGGCTGTAGGTCATGACGATCGCCATGAAGTCGCGATCGCCGTCCGCGTTGTAGAGCAGCTCGGTCTGCTCGAGCTTGAGGTTGCGCACCAGGCCGCCGAGCGTCGGCTCGGTTTCGAGCGCGACCTCGACCTCGGCCGCGATCTGATCGAGCGTGTAGGTGCTGCCGTCGTTCACGTGGCCCTCGATGGACACCGAGAGCAGTCGCGGCTGACTGCGTCCGGTGATGTCCTCGAGGTCGGGATCGCGCTGCTCGGGCCCGACCTTGATGGCGAGTGCCGGCAGCGTGGCCTGCGTCACGGTCTCGACGCGTGCGAGGAAGACGTTCGCGCCGGTCGTGACCAGGCCCGTGAGCCGCGTGACGAGCGCGAACGCAATCTGCGATCGAACGTGCATCAGAACTGCAGCCGGAGCGTCGTGACGCCCGTGCCGTCCGGCTCGATGCTGACGACCTTGTACGTCAGCGCGTTGATGACGAGCGTCGACCCGTGATGCACACCGGCAGCATCAGCCTGCGATGTCGGCAGCACGAACTGCGGAGAGGTCGAATCGACGCCGAGGCTCGCCCCGGAGTCGACTGCGAGATACGCCGCGTCGAAGATGCCGCACACCGGCGCGCCGTCGAGCGTCGCGTTCGTGGCGAGCTCGTCGGCGTTGAAGAAGGCAGTGAGGTCTTCGGTGAACATCGGCGTCTCGATTCAGATCTGGCGATGCGCCGCGGATTGGATGTACATACCGAGGCGCCCCACTTCGAGAACCGCGGCACCTGCTCCTGCCCCGAAATAGATCTGGAAGTACACCGACATCGTGACTGACGTTGCCAGCGGCCCGAGCGGGATGTCGTTCGATTCCAGCACGAGATCGATGAGGTCCGCCTGACTGAACGGTGCGTTCTGCGTTCGCTCGTCATACATCAGATACGAGGTCTTCGTCGCGCCGCCGTTTTCCACCCATTGCACGTACGCCCGGAACCCGGTGACGTTCGACATGCCCGTGAGGTTGACACCGCAAATGACGCGCACGATGTCCCCGCCGGCGGTCCGCGTGAACGGATACGGCGCGGTACTCACGAAGGAGCCGAGATTGCACGTCATCCGATACCAGTCATCGGCAGACGTGCTGGCGCCTGCCGTAATGGTCGCGCGGACGTTCTTGCCGCAGGCATCCCCTTCCCGACCGGTCGAGCGATTGAGCGTATCGATCACGGCGGACACGTGTCCGGCCGTTGCGTTGATGCAGTCGTGCACCGTGTATTGGGGCGCGGTGCCCGTGCACGGCGAATTGAGCGTCCCGCCCGTCGTCGTCAGGAACAGCGGGTTAGGCATCGCCTGGTTGATGTCTGACACCCAGCAATTCGTCGCTGACGGAGTTGCGTCTGCCTGGCTGTCGAACACCGTGAACGAAGTCGCACTGATTCGCGTCGCGACGGTCCACCACCCGGTGAAGGTATGATCGTTCGGCGAATAGACGAAGATCGCCTGCCCCGGGTTGGCGTCAATCACGGAAGCAGAGGTGTACGTCGCTACTCCCGCGGCCCGCGAGAGCGCCGATAGCGTCACCTTGCGCGCCGATTGTATGTAGTCGCCGACGTTGTACGGGCGCCGGTCGAACTTCCACTCGGGGAACTTCGCGAGCAGCTTCGCCCCCATCTCGTCGCCGATCGCCCGCGCGAATGTGTTGCTGGCATGCAGGCCGTCCCACATCGAGGTCGACAGCGCATTGAATTCCGTCGCCGCAGGGTCGAGAGCCAGCTTCTGAGAGTCGACCAGGATGATCTTCGACCTGGACCCCGCGTAGTTGCGCTGGTACTCGGCGAGCGTCGCGAGCTTTGCCTGGATGGCGCGATAGTAACCGGCGTTCGCTCCAGCGAGTTCGGGCGCCGTGAAATAACGCGGCCAGCTCGTCTGGAGCAGCACGGAGGCGCCTGTCGCGAGCATCGAGTCGACGATCTTGATGATCGCATCCATCACCATTTCGGGAGACGCTTCGAACCCTGAGAAATGGATGATGTCGTTCACGCCACCGAGGAACGTGAACAATTGCGCGTCGTGCTGCAGGGCGAGCTGATAGCGATCGATCATCGGGTTCGCGCTGCCATCATGACGACGCACCGTGCTGCCCCCGATGCCGTAATTGTGCACGACGCACGGGCCACCCTTCAGATATTTCCCGATCGCGTACCAGATCCAGCCGCGGTCGAGCTTCGCATCGCTGAACGTGCCAACTCCCCCGGTGTAGCCGGCACCGCCGCAGTTATCGGTTTGCGAGTCCCCGAACAATACGATGGTCGGGCGGCCGGGCGCTTTGTCCACGAGAGAAACACGTGGCGGCGCCATGTCCACGGCGCGATCGTGATCAATGAGATAGGCCGCCTCGGAATCCGACAGCAGGTATTGACTTCCCTTCGCCAGCGGGCTGCCCGCGGTGAACGAATTCTCGGCCATTAAAACGACTTTGCTCATGGAGCACCTCGGGAGTTAGCTGATGCGGGCGCGTTTACGCCGCGGGCGGCGCGTCTTCGGCCGGGGGAGGCGGCGTCTCGTCTGCGGGTGCCGGCGCGGGCGCGGCCTTCGCGGCCTTCTGCGCGGCCTTCCAGATCTTCTCGTCATCGCCTGCGGTCTCGCGCGCGCGGCCGATGCGGATGAGCAGCTCGGCCTCGTCCTTCGGCAGATCGCAGACCTCGAGCTCCTGGCGCGGCACGGGCGCGGACTCGTCGTCGGGCGCGGCCGTGAAGATGGCCGCGAGGATCGTGACTTTCATGTGGGGTCCTCAAATGAAGCGCCCCGGAGACCCGGGGCGCTGATGGGTGGCGTGGAGCTCTCGACCTATCAGGTCGTGAGCGCGTCGAGCATCGCGGCGAAGCTCTCGGGATGCCGGACGTTGAAGTCCAGATCCTGCAGCGTCACGACGCGCACCGTGCCGGCGGTGCCGCCGGTGTACGGATCGACGAGGACGTCGAGTCCGCCCCACATGCCCCAGATGAGGCTCGACCAGTCACCGAAGACGATCGCCGAGCAGATACCGCTCGCCGTGCCCTTGGTGAGGTTTGCCGGCACCTGGTTCGACATCACGGCCGGATAGCCATTGACCTCATTGCCGGCCCAGATCGGGATATTCGCGGTATTGGCGAGCACCGCGGTGCGCTTCAGCTTGCCGCGGGCCTTCGCATTCGTGAGGTACTTGAGCGTACCGGTCGCCGCGTTCGCGACCGCGACCTGCGTCTCGAGGTCGACGATGTTGTCCCAGGTGGGCGCCGCGCCGTTCGTGCCGCCGGCGACGCTGCCGATGCCCGACTGGTTGATGACGCCCTTCGGCTGGTTCGACGCACCCGAGCCGTTGATGCCGGCGAGGTCGATGCCGATCGCGAGCTGGCGCGCGAGATCCTGGCGGACGAAGTTCTCGACCGAGATCGACGACTGCAGGAGCAGGCGGCGGCTCATGTCGGTGAACGCTCCGATCGTCTTCGGCGACAGCGTGACCTGATCGAAGGTCTGCTGGCTCTCGGTCGGCGCCGAGTTTTCCGCGACCCAGTAGGTCGTCGCGCCGCCGGTCTGGCGGGGAATGGCGATATTGCCGTTCAGGTCGCGGAGAATCGTCACGCCGAGCTGATTGAGCGCGGTCGCGTTCAGCAGCAGATCGATGAAGCTCGCGGCGAGCAGATCGGTCTGCACGGTGTAACCTCCGGCGGAGTTCGTGCCGACGGTGAGATCGCGCTTCGCGGTGAGGACGTCGCTCGGGATGCGGCCGAGCTCGCCGCGGAAGCCGAGCTTCGCGCGGTCGGGGCCGTTCGCCTCGAGCGCGGCGCGATGGCATTCGAGCTCGAAGCCGGCATCGTTCTGCGCCTCGCGGCTCGCGGGGTTCGCGAGTGCGTTCAGGAAGCGCACGATCGAGTACTGCTTGATCTCCTGCTTCGACATGCCGATGTCCGGCGAGCCGGCGACGCGGGCGTGGCCGCGCTTCACCATCTCGTCCATCACCTGGACGCGGAAGGCATCCGAGCTGATGTCGTTGTTGCGCGCGGCGCGCACCATCTCGCCGACCTCAGGGATCAGCGCGCGGAAGGCGTCGCCCACGGCTTCGATCTCGGCGATGCGGGACCGCTCGGCGGCAATGCCGTTGCGGATTTCGACCTTCGGGTCGATCGTGGCCTGCGGTTCGATGACCGCGGCGGCTGCGGATGCAGTCATGGTTTTCTCCTCGGATGAAATTTCAGGAACGGGTGGCGTCGGCACGTGGGCACGGCCCAGGCCGACAGTCGGATCTGCAGGGATGGAGACGAACGAGATCTCGTAGGGCTCCCAGTCGGTGACCCGATAGGTGTCCTGCGTATCGGTCGACGATTCGAGCATGAGCTCGTGGATCATGTAGCCGACCGAGACCTTCGTGACGATCCCATCCTGCACGTCTTGCCACAGCTCCTCGGCGTCTTCGCTTCTCCCGAAGCGGAGGACGGCCCGGCCCACCCGGTCCGAGTCGCATTTGGCGCGCATGACGACGCCCACCTGACAGTCGGCGTCGTGGTTCCAGAGCACGGCCGCGGAGTCGTTCAGCCGGCCAAGCCGAACGGACTGCGGGGACATGTCCAGTACTTCGGTGCCCCACCAGCGGTCGTAGGGCTCTTCGGAGGCGAACGCGACCTCGCAGGTGCGCGCCTCGACGTCGATCGCGTCCTTGCGGATGCGGAGCTCGCGGGTCTGCGGCTTCTTCGCTTCCTGCAGACGCGCCTCACGGCTTGCCGTGTGGACGTCGGCCAGCAAAGTCGGATCAGATTTGAGCGTTGCTGCTGCTTGCGGCATTGCCGGTGTCTCCTGTCGATTTCAGCGTCGTTGACGCCTGCGTGGGATCGATGCCGAGCTCGGCGAGGCGGGCCTTGTCGGCCGCGTATTCGCGCCAGAGCGTCTCCGGATCTCCGCCCTGCTCGCGGATGACCTGGCTCGGCGTTTTGAGGCCGAGCCGGATCGCGGCGGCGTTCGCGTTCATCTCCTTCTCCGGATCGACCCATTGCCAGCGGCGCGGCTGCCAGGTCGCGGCGTCGAACTTCGCGAGCTTGCGAAACGGCAGCGCGTCGAGGCCCTCCTGGCCGGAGAGCAGCGCGGGCGCGAGCCAGGTCGAATAGACGGGCGCGCAGAATACGTCGACGACGAAGTTCTGCAGCGCCTGCCACACGTCGCGGTCGTGGAGCTCGCCGGTGCGGCTGCTCGTGTAGTTCACGCCCTCGAGGTCGCTCGCGAGCGAGTGATAGCTGACATTGAGGCCGGCGGCCATCGAGTGCAGGCAGGCCTTCACGAACGACTCGTAGTTGCCGTGCGGATACTCACTTTCGTTCGCCTTGAAGTCGTAGCCCTGGGGCAGCGTGTCGTACGTGCCGGGCTGCGTCGTCGTGATCTGCGTGCCGTCGGACGTCTGGTCGTCGACGAGCGTCGCCGGCGCCTCGCCGTCTGGCGAGACGAAGAAGCCGAGCCGGCTCGCGCCCTCTTTCGCCGCTGTCAACGCGGCATCGTTGAAGTCCGCGAGCTGGCGCATCCGGAACATCGGCGTCGCCATCGGCGGGCAGCCGCGGATCTGATCCGAGAACTCCGCGAGGAACGCGTGAATGATTTCGCCGGCCGGGATCCGCACGTACTGATAGCCGCGGTACCCGCGCGTGATGTCGTTCGGATCGTTGCTGTACACGTGATAGGCGACCGGTGCGCCCCACACGTCGAGCTCGACGCCCATGCGGATCTTGTTGCCGTTCGCGAGATCGACGTTGTACTCCTCGTTCAGGAGGCCCGGATCGAGGAACTGCAACTGGAACCCGAAGCGACCCCGCCCGAGCACCTTGCGCACGAGCACCTCGCCGTCACGCACCAGGTGCGCGACGAAGATGTTCTGCGCGTCGACCCATGAGAGTTTGCCGGTCACGTCGCATGTGCCGCGCTTGCCCCAGGCCGCGAAAGCGCCCTCGAGGCGGTCGGAGTCGAGCACGTCGATCTCGCCGTTGTCCTTCAGCGCGTGCACCTGCAGGCTGACGCCGTTCGGCCCGACGACGTTCGTCTTGCAGAGCGAGACGAAGCGCCGGCCGTGATCCGAGTTCTGCACCATGTCGCGCGACCGGGCCCGCAGGATGCGGAGCTGGCGGTAGAGCGAGAGGTTTATGTGCTCGTCCTGGACGGTCCACTGATCGGTCAGGTTCGTGAGCTTCGCCGCGGCGAACGAGCGCGCGTGCAGGGCCGTCGCGCGACGCTCCTCGCGCAACGCGGAGCGGACCAGGCCCTCCATCTCGGCGCGCGGGACCGCCCCGATCGCTTTCGCGATCGCGGTCTTGAGGTTGAAGCCCATGATTACCCTCGGGTGACGATCCGCCCGCGCGGGGCGAGACCCTTGGAGATCCGATCGGCGTTGTCTTCGCGCTGGACGTCGATGCGCAGCTTGTCGCGGAGCAGGATCAGATCGGCAACGGGCATGAACTTGAGCTGCCGGTTGCCGATCGCATATTCCTGCTGCGCCTGCGAGGCGCGGCCCTTGATCACGGCCTCGACGGCGTCGAGCGCCTGGCGCGCGGTGCTCCGGCCGTCGAAGGTCGTCAGCGCCGCAAAATTCGGCTCGACCTTGAGGGTGCCCGTGCGGACCCGGTAACGATCCGAGCTCCGCGTGACGTAGGCCTGGAACGTGTAATCCCCGGCCGCCCAGCCCGCGGACGTCGCGGCCGAGACGTCGACCGCATGATCGTCGCCGCTCGCGCTCGCCGCGAATTCGATTTTCGCGGCGGCGTTGATCAGCGCATAGGACAGCACCCAGCCGGCGCTCGCCGGATAGTCCGCGAGCGTCAGGGTCCAGCGGATCCGGTCTCCGGCGGTGACGCTGCTCGGCTCGACGGTGTCGCTCATACGCACCTGTGTCCTCGTTTGATGCGGCGCCCTAGCGCCAAGTACCCAGGCAGCGCCTGCGCGCCCTGGCGACCCGCCAGCGCAGCCTCGTAGGCCTTCACGTAGCCCATCCACTCCTCGCGGAGTTCGCCGAACGGATCCGCATAGACGAGCAGCCCGGTCGCCGCCACCTCGTCGCATCGTTCGGCGATGGCGGCGGTGATGGCGATGGCGAGCGTGCTCGACGCTGCTGCGGTGTCGCGGCGCTCGGCGACGGTTGCGCTCCCCGTGAGGCTCAGCGCTGCCGTGATGGCCGGGATGTCCCGGCGCTCGGTGATCGTGGCGGTCCCGGTGATCGAGACCGTGCCGACCGTGCCCGAGGCGCTCGCGGCGTCGCGCTGCTCGGTAACGGCCGCGCTCGCCGCGACGGTGAGCGTCGATGAGCTGCTCGGCGTATCGCGCCGCTCGCTGATCGCCGCCGAGCCGGAGAGCGAGAGCGTGCCGCTCGCGGCCGGTGCGTCCCGCCGTTCGACAATGGCAGCGCTCGAGGAGACCGTGAGCGAGCCGGCTGCCGCGACGGTGTCCCGCCGCTCGGCGCTGACGGCCGTGGCGGCGACGGTCAGCGTGCTCGAGCTCGCGGGCGCATCGCGGCGCTCGGTGATTGCGGCCGAGGCCGTGAGCGAAAGCGTCGCGGTAGTCGCCGAAGTGTCCCGGCGCTCGGTGATCGCGGCGGTGCCGGTGACTGCACCAGGCGCAGTCGGCGCATCGACGAGTATCGGATCGAACCATCCGGCCTCGAGCGCCAGTGCCGAGAACCAGCCTTCCGCAGTCGCCTCGCCGGCAAACCAGCCAGCGGCGCTCATCTCAGCCTCCCGCTGCCGCCCAGGCGACGACCGTTGACGACGCGGGTGCGTTGGCCGGGTTAGGAAGCGCCGAGGCTCCCGTGTTGCTCGACCCGTGCAGCGCCGGCGACTGCAGGTGCAACTGCGTCGCCGTCAGCGTGAGCCCTTTCAACGTCGGCATCGTCGTCGCGGAGATCAAGAACGCCAGGTAATAGATCCCGGTCTGCGGAATCGTGTACGGCGCCGTGAGATTCAGCTTCTTCATCGTATTGGCCGCCCACGCGGTCGATGTGTCGTCGGCCGTCTGTGCGAGGAGGTTCCGATTCGAGTCGTAGAGGCCGAATATCTGGTGCGTCCCGGTGCCTAGCGCTGTCGTCGCTGAGTGGAACGCGATGTTCTTGACCACCATCCCCGCGCGCAGGAACACGGCATACAGGTACACCGTCCCACTCGTCGGCGCCGATGTGTTCGTCTCCGGACAGGACATACGCGGCATCGTCTCTGCCAGCGTCCCCGAGATCCCGGTCGCCCAGGTGTAGTCGATGGGCATCGACGGAATATATTCCGCGCCATTTGCATCGCGGTGCACCCACGATCCGTCCGAGCGGAACATGAGATTCTCGCCGGGGAGCAGCGTGACGGCGATGAGCGGGACCGTCACCGCTCCGTCGTTGTGCGTGATGGTGATCGAGCATGACGACGCGGCGTCGGAGTTGTCGACGTAGAGTGCCTGCACCGTTCGCGCTCCCGAACTCGGGCCCGCCACTACCGGCGTCGTCGTCGCGGTCGTGATGATCGCGTTCGCCGAGTCCGCCGGGAATCCGGTCGTATTGTCGACCCATGACGCGTGAACATTTATCGACGTGACGGCGGCGCCCGTGACGATGCTGAGCGCGGCGGATGGATCGGCGAGGATCAGCATGTTACGGGTAGTTGTTGCCTTCGGTGATTGTCATCGACGAGATCGAGCACGCTACGCCGACGCTATACGTCGTCGTGTTGACGTTGATGTCGGATCCCGACGTGCCGACGTTCATGTCCGCGCAGTGCGCCCCGGTCGAATCGACCAGGCGTGCCCAGGACGCAGTGCCCGCGGCGAGGCCGGTAGTCGAACCGATGGCCGCGAACGTACCGACACCGCCAGAGACGCTGAAGCTCGGCTTCGAGAGCGTGTGCTCGGCGAGCTTCGTCGTCGCGGTGCCACCGTTCGACGGGCGGGTGCCGTCGTAGACGCGGAGCAGGCCCGCGCCGGCGCCCGCGTCGATCGCGTTCAGGAGCTGCGTGAGCCGGTTGTTCCGGATCGTCGTGCTGTAGCTGATCTGCTGGGCCATTACAGCTCGATCCGATACTGCTCGATGTTGTCGAGCACGAATTGCTGGGCCGCGCGGCGCGCGTCGTTCTCGCTCGGATCGATGCCGTTCGCGGTGTCGAGGATGACGTGCGAGCGGTTGTCGTAGAGCCGGCAGAGCCACGACCAGGTGCCGTCACCTTCGTCGTGCGTGAAGTACTCCCAGTGCACCGCATAGCGGTCCGCCGGGTAGTCTGCGACGTTGATGATCGCGAGCTTTTCCGTCATCGGTCGGTCCTCAGTGAATGCGCCGCGCGCGCTGGCGGGCGGCGATGAGTGCGCTGGTGTGCGACGGCGGCGGCGCCTTTGCTGCAGGCGCCGCCACGGAATCGGATGCAGCTTCCGAGGCCTCATCCGAGGCCGGGTCGTCGTTGTGTAATTCCTCTTCCGCCGGCGCGGGATCTGCCGCCGGCTCATGCTCGAGCAGGTTTACCTGCCGGATCTGCTTCTCGAGCGAGATCCATTCGAGCTCTTTCAGCACGTGGAGCCGCAGCGCGCGCGCCGCGTGCTCGGCATAGACCTCGCAGTCGAGCGCCTCGTTGCGCACGCCGACCTTGCGCTGCCAGACCTTCCGGCCAGGCCGGCCCCGCACCGGGACCTTGACCTCGGAGAGCACCTGCTCCCAGTAATCGCCGCGCACGTCGCGATAGGCGTGCATGCGGCCCGGGCCATTGCCGAGGAGCTTCAGGCGCCCCTCGACGAGGACGTCCTTCGCGCGGTCGACGCCGACCTGGAAGACCCGGAGCCCGTACTTCGCGGCCTTGCTCGGCGTCTTGCCGGGATCCGCCGGCGGGCGCGGCTTGCTGAAGATTTCGCGGTCGGTGCTCGCACCTTTGACCGCCATCACGATGCAGCCCCGCGTCTGCTGATGCCGGCGCACCCAGGTATAGACGGCATCGGAGGTGCCGCCGTCGCCGGAGTCGATCGACACCGCACGAATGCGGAGCTGCGCACCGCTCGCGTGCGGCCAGCGTCGCTCAAGCAGCTCGTCGAGGCTCGACCACACCGGGTCGGCCTTATCGGTCGGCTTGCCGTAGAGTTCGGCCCACAGCACGAGCCAGGACTCCTGGCCGCGACCGTAGGCGCGGACGACCACCGCGACGCGGTCGTGCTGGACGTCGACGCCCATCGTGAGCACCAGGCCGCCATGCGGGACCGAGCCCTCGGCGTAGTCGAGCGCGCGCTCGCGGAGCTCGTCGGCCTCAACGGCCTCGCCCTTGTATTCCCAGGGCAGGCCGAGGGCCGCGTTCCAGAACGTGATCAGCGCGCCGAGGTTGCCGCGCTCCTCCTCGTGCTTCGCCGTCAAGTACCGCTCGACGAGCTGCTCCATGCGCGAGTTCGCGAATGGGCTGTACAGCTCGTTCAGCGACAGCCCGAGCACGCCGCGGAACGGCGCCGTCGCGACCGCCCGGCCGCGGCGTACCGCGAGGTTCTTCTCCGCGTTAGTCCAGAGCGCGCCGCAGGCCTCGCAGGCATAGCGCGCGGTTTCGGGCCGGTGCCGGCCGAAGATCTCGTGCTCGACCTCGGCGTCGTTTGACCACTTCACCTGTTCCCAGCGGAGATCCTGCTCGTGATCGCAGTGCGGGCAGCGAACCATCCACAAGTTCTGGTCCGAGTGCCGCAGCTCGTCGTCGATGGAGCTCACGCCCTTCACCGACGGCGTGCCGCCGACGAGCACCTTGACGTCACGGTACGACTTGCCGCGCTCCTCGAGGAGCTTGATGGCATCGCCCTGGCCGCGGAGGTTCAGGTTGCAGTCGTCGGGCTCTTCGACGATGAGGCGCCTGGCGCTCGTCGACTTCACGTCCGCGATCGAGTTCGAACCGACGAACTTGATGAAGCCGCCGGGGAACTTCTTGAACAGCGCTGTCAGATCCTTCGCGCGGCTCTTCACCGGCAGCAGCTCAGCAAGCTCTGGCGTGTTCGTGATCAGCGGCTCGAACTTCTCGCGGTCGAAGTTCCGCGCCGCGCCTTCCTTCGGGAACATCGCGATCGCTGTCGCGTGTTCCACGTGGATCAGATGCCCGAGGAAGTTCGAGATCACCGACTGCGTCCAGCCGATCTGCGCGCTCTTCATGCAAACGCCCTTGCGGACGTCCTTCTGTGCGAACCGATCCAGGAACCATCGGAAGTACGGCACCAGGGCAAAGCTGAAGCGGCCCTGATAGGCCGTCTCCTCGCTCGACATCCGGCGATAGCGTTCCGCCCATTCCGCCGCAGTCGTCTTAGGCGGCGGCCGGAATCTCCCGATTGCCTGCTGCAGGAGCAGCGCCGTCGATTCGCTTAACTGCAAACACGTACCCTCCGAGATGCTCTCGGATCTCGTTCACCAGGTCTTCGAGGATCTGGTGCTTGCTGTCGACGTCGTCGGCGGCCTGGAGCACCTCCGCGAAACGCTCCGGGATGCCCGCGAGCGCGGCCGAGACGTCGGTCACGTACTGTTCGAGGGCCGGCGCAATCTCGCCGGCCGGGATGAGCTCGCGGCGCAGCTTCGCGAGCTCGAGCTCCTCGCGATCGCCGCGCAGGCGATCCAGTCGCACGCGCTGCGGCTCTTCGCTCCGCTCGGCGCGCTCCTGGAGGAATCGCACGTAGCCGCGGATGCAGCCGATCGCGTCGTACTCGCCGCGCGAGCTCGGCGCCGGGATGGTGCCATCCTTCGCGAGCTGCTGAATGCGCCGGTCCGTGAGGCCGAACAGATCCGCGAGCCACATCACACCGACCACCGGCGCAACCGAAATGCCCTCCCGCGCGGCGGAATTTTCGGAGGCCGAGGCTTGTTCGCTGCTCTGTGTCACCGTTTGCAACCCGAACCGAAACGCACTACCGCCCCCGAACGCTAGACAGTGAACGGGGTCCGCATTACCCGCGGGCCGGAGTGCCAGGAAGGACCCGTGACCCCAGCCCCCTGCTCATCGAGCCGAGCCGATCGCATCAGCGAGGGCGCGCTCGAAGTGCCGCGGGAATGCCGAGGCCTGCACGCGCTCGACGATCTGCTCGAGGTTCATGCGCTGCCGATAGTGCGGCGCACGGATCACGATCAGCAACGGACGCACGTGTCGCCCGTTCCGCTGCCATGCCCCTCGAGGTAGCGCACCACCGCGCGACCAGAACATGGCGCCTGCCTTCCGCACGTTGCGTCGCGAGCGTTTGCTCTTCGACGCCCACGCGGCAGGGTCGTGCGCTGCATTGAGCTGGCTCAGGATCTGCTGCACTTGGCCTCGGCTCATGTTGCCGTATCGATCGAGGCGGGCCGCTGCACCAGGCACGACGAACTCACCGGACGAGATCAACCCCGCACGCAGCAGCGCCCCTTCGAGCCGCTTGTGTGTGCGCGTCCCGCCCTCGTACTCATGACCCAGCATGCGTGCAGCCGAGGCGACCCCGTTGAACGGGTCATCCTTCACATACACCATCGACGATAGCCGCGCCTTGGTCGCCGGCCTGATGAACAGGCTGCGCAACGTGAACGGCGTCGGCCGATCGAACACCTGCTGCATTACCCGCTGTGCTTCGGCCTGCGCATCCTTCGCCGTCAGCGTGAGCGCCTTCGCAGTCGCGAACGGCACCTGCTTCAACGCCAGGTCATTCAGCCGCTTCTTGAACCGGCTGAGGTCCGTGTTCACGCGGATCGCAATTCCGGCCACAGCTCACCTCGAAAAAAAACCCCGAGCCTTGCGGCGCGGGGTCAAAAGCTTTCTCATGAAGGAAACGGCAGAAGCGATCATGGCAATCGCCAGCGTGGGGAAATCTACCACGACTCTGTAGGAGTCATTGGCACCCCTCGTGAGCCCGCAGCGCATCGGCGATGAAGGCCTTCGCCAACCTAAGCCGTGCATAGAACGTCGCCTCGGACACGCCGCACTCTTCCGCGCGCTCCCTGGGATGCCTGAGATCCCAGCGCATGTACTGCATGCGCACGGCGACGAAGAGCTCCCAGTCCTCGTCCTGCAGGCGACACACCGCGCGATCGACGTCGATCATCGCGTTGTCGACGCGCGGGTCGTAGCTGCTCGAGCTCGTGCTCGCCGGCGTGATGCGCGCGAGGAACGAGGCCTGTCCCGGCACATCCAAGCTCCGGCCATACTTCGAGCTGCCAAAGCGCCAGGCCGACCAGCGCGTCAGCAGCGCCGTCACCCAGTCAAAGCGATCGCGTGTAGTAAGTGCAGACATTTCGCACCGTGCTTTTCGGGACTTCGAACTTCGCCGCGAGCGTGCCGTAGCCGAGGCCGTGACACTCGTGCAGCGTCCTGATCAGCGCGACGTCGTTGTCGGAGAGCTTCGCACGCGGGTGCTGCTCTCCTCGCCGATGTCCGCGCCGCTGCGTGCGCAGGAACGGCGTCACGCGCCGTGCCTGTAGCCGAACGTGACGGTCGCCGTGATGGCGAGCGCGCTCAGCCAGTAGCAGACGTCCGCCCACGAGCGTGCGAGCGCCCAGCGGCCCGCGTTGCAGCCGTACATCCCCATGATGAGGAAGTTGAACGCCCGCGGATCGCTCAGCAGTTGCATGAATGTCGTCATCACCGTCCTCCGTTTCACCGTGCTCTACCTCTGAAAGGTGGGTCACGAGGTGGGTCACGCGAAAACCTGAGCCCCTATAACGCGTTACTACACATGTGACACATGTGACATACCTGATCGACGTGTCCGCGCGCGCGATGCGTGCATACGTGCGCGCGGGCGGGTTTATGGGCTTAGGTGGGTCACGAGCCTATTTTTGCCGCGTGAAAACGTGACACACCTCGTGACCCACCTTTTCGAGGTGGGTCACCGACGCCAGAAACCCCAACAAATTCAAAATTCATCGCGTGACCCACCTGCATTCTCGCGCTGCACGCGTTCTGCATCGTCCGGCTGCGGGATCCGATACACGTGCCGGCTCGCCGCCCGGGCGCTCCGCGTGCGCGCCTGCTCACGCACGAGGCCGATGCGCGTGAGGGCCTTCGCGACGCGCATCTGCATCGCGCGCTCGTCCATGCGGCCGATCTCCACCCGCAGGCAGTCACGCAGCACCTGAGTCGTCGTGATGCCGCCCTCGGCGGCCTGCAGACCGACATCAGGCTCCGCCAACCAGGCGTCGATGATCGCCTCCCACGGATCTCCGATCTCGCGCAGTGCCTGCATGCGGTCGAAAAGCTCGCGAGCTTCCGCCGAGGGCCACCACGGCACGCGCTCCCGATAGAGCATCACCGCCTCGGCCCAGAGCTGGTCGCGATCGCGGGCGAGCGCGTCGATGTCCGGCTTCAGCGTCAGCACCGGCCAATAGCGCCGATTCCCGCTCGCGTCGCGGAGGTACTCGTTCTGGTTCGTCGTGCCGGCGAACACGCACTGGCGCGGCACGTCGACGTTCCGCCTGCCATAGCTCGGCCGGAAGTTGTCCGAGCGCGAGCTGAAGAACGCCTTCGCGCGCGTGCTCTCGGCCTTGTTGAACGCATCGAGCTCCGCGAGCTCGACGATCCACTTGCCGCGCAGTGACTGATAGGCGTCCTTGTCTCCGAGCGAAAACGGCGTGTCCGTGAACCACTCGCCGGCGAGCACGTTCAACGCCGTCGATTTCCCTTTGCCCTGGCCGCCCTCGAGGATGAGCACCGTGTCGAACTTGCAGCCGGGCTCGTAGATGCGCGCGACCGCGCCGATCATCCACATCATGCCGACGGCGCCGAGGTAGCGCTCGGATTCGGGATCGAGGTGCGTCGCCGCGCCGAGGTAATCGCGCAGCCAGCTCGTGAGCCGCAGCCGGTTGTCCCATTTGAGGCCCGAGAGATACTCGCGCACGGGGTGATACGTGTTGCCGTCAGCGACGAGCTGCACGGCGCCCGCGACCGTCTCGGTGCGAAAATCGACCCCGTACATCGCGCCGAGGCGCAGCCGCGCGCGCAAATCATCCTGATCGGTCCACGGCCCGCGCGGCGCGTCCCACGGCGGCGCGGCAATCGTCACGACGTCCGCCGTGAACTCGTTTCGCGCGAGCCAGGTGCGTGCGTCGAGCCCGAACTTGAGCATCAAGAACGCGTTTCGCAGTGACGGCTTGCGCTCGCCCCGCTCGGACGTGTCGAGCTTGTCGAGCCAGCCGTCACCGGACGCGAGCATCGCCTCCTGGTAGATCGTGTCGAGTTCGTCCGTCATTCGTCGTCGTCCTCGACCCAGTGCCGGCGCATCCACAGCAGCCAGCCGAGCACCCACGCGAGATAGCCGACGATCGTGACACACCAGACGATGACGAGCCCGATGATGTAATCGTGCCCGCTCATCCGGCCCGACTCCCTTTTCGTGCCGCCAGCTCGAACGCTTGCGAGACCTTCTCCGCGTTCTCGAACGTAAGCACGATTTCGACGTGCACGGTTACCGGTTCTTGCGGGTTGAACTCCATCCGGGCCGCACGAACCCGCGTTTCCCGGCTTATGCCGAGCGCGTCCATGAGCTCGGGCCCGATTTCGGACACCGTTAACGGTTGTTTCATGCCGCCGCCCTCCGCCGCTCGCGCTGCCACCAGGCGTCGACGCGTTGCGCATAGCGGTGATGCAGCTCGTCGCTCCAGCCGGGCGGCCAGAGGTCGCCGTCAGGCCTGCGCGTGCGGGCTTCATAGATCGTCCAGTCCCCGTTCACCCAGGTCGAATCGACATCGAAGTCGAAATCCCGCTCAGCCGAGATGACGGGTGCCGTGACGGCAGCGACCTCGATGAGCAGCTGCACGTGCAGTGCCTTCGGCGCGTCCCAGTTGATGACGAACACCGGCACGCCGGCCGTCCATGAGAACGCCGAATACGCTCCGCGGCGGTACTCGTCGGCGAGCACCATCACGAGCGGCCGGAGCCGCTCGTCCCAGATCTCCCGATGGCACCAGTCGGTGCCGAGCAGCAGCACGACCCGCTCCGGGTGCTGCCCGATGTCCCTTGCCTTGACGATTGGCCGCGCGAACGGCGGCAGCGTCTGACATTGCGCCACAGTCCCTCCTTCATGCGAGATGCTTTGCGCGCTCCATCGCCGCGATCTCGCGGGCCGAGCGCTGTTGTAAGAGATCCTTGAGCCGCAGCCACTTCACCGCGCGATCGCGCGTGCCAGTGGCGCCGAGGAATTCGAAGCGCGCCGTGTCGATGCGCGCCTGCAGGAGATCGTCGTCCGGGTGACCCGAGGCTGAAGCCATCAGAGCATCACCGGCGAGTAACGGTCGGTGCCCGACGAGAATCGGGCGAGGCCCGCACCGACGAGCGCCGCGAGCAGCGTACGCGTGCGGACGATCGTCGCGACGTCGCGGTCGGGCGTGAGCTCGAGCAGCAGCAGCGCGCGCTCGGAGTCGCGCAGTTTGCCGAGCAGATCGAGCGCCTCGCGACGCTCGCGTTCCGCGAGATGCTTGAGATGCCGATTGTTCATCCAGGCCTTCGGCCAGGCCCGAGAGGCGGGAGCCTCGCGTGTTACGCTTGAGAGTGCCAACTGATCAACTTTCACACGGAGGCTCCCATGGGGAATGAGCATCTGTCGTACAACCTGCAGCCGGGTGACCGGCTAACTTTCACGAACGAGACTTCGGGTCCAATTCGAATCAACGTGAGAACGGCCGATGGAGCGGTTATCGGGTCAACGCTCCCGCCGGGGGGTGGAATCGAAATTGAAACCGGCCGGGGCAATCTCGATATCGAGATGCCGGCGCTCGACGAGCCCTACACCGGGCTGCGCCTGGTGCGTGATGGTTCTGACGTCTGAGATGCGATAAGCGACATCGCACAGCACCCGGATCGTGACTTGAACGGAATCGTTCACGGCTTCGACCATGCGGCGCCGTCCTGATGGGTAGTGCTGTACGATTTTTTCGCGACGTCATGTTTCGAACGTCTGCACGCTTGGCACGTGCGATCGTACCCGTCGCCGATCCCCGGCGTAGCGGTGAAGCACTCGCGCGGCTTGGTCTCTGCGCAGCGCACGCACTTTCGGCGCGGCAGTTTCTTGCGCTCGGCGGCCGAGAGCATGCGCCTCACGCCGCCCCCTGCATCATCCGTATGCGATTGCGGTATCCTTGGATCGTCCCATCCGGACGAACACGAAGGAGGCGCACTTGGCCAAATTTTTGTCCGTCCCTGCTCTGAGCACTGAGTGCTATCGGTGAGCGCTTAACCAAACGGGACGAAATCCAGGGAGCAACGTCGAAGCGCCAGTGGCCTCTTCCGATCGCGGCGATGGTCTCAAAGCCCGGAAGCGGTCGGCGCCCCTGCCGGTGTAGCACCACCGGCAGGGACCGACCATCGGGATAAGGCGGGCAGTTGCAGGTTAAGCAGCCGAGGAGCCGGGCCTTGCGCCTACAGCGTGAGATTACCCGGTGAACCGGCCCACTCGGAGGCAATTGCCGCTCCCGCCTTTTCTCGATTATTGTCACGCCGCCCCCTGCATCATCCGCATCCGGTTGCGCCGCATCTCCTCCTGGATCTTCGCGAGGCGATCGACGGCGCCGATGAACTCGCGCTGCAGCTCGGCGTCGACGTCCTTCGGTTCCACGGGCGTCGGCTTCGCATAGCCGGCGGCATCCGCGAAAAACTCGATGAGCACGTGACAACCGACGCGCCGGCCCTCGGCGAGCAGCCACATGAGCTGGGAAAAGCTCGGCTTGTACTTCGAATTGCGATCGAGCCACCCGTCGACCTGGCGCCGCGCATCGTCCATCGCAATGTCCGGCATGAGCCGATGCCCAACGGCCTTCGGGCCGCCGAGTGCCTTGATGAGATCCCCGAGCGCATCCTCGGGAAATTCGTACCAGAGCCGTGCTTGATCCACCCTGTAACCCTCCATTAACCGATTCGGTCCCTACCGGTTACTGCGTAGACCTGACCATAAATAAGTCCGGCCGAAGCCGGGCGGAATATGGGAGGTCACGTCGTGAGAACTGATTCGTCCGCCTGCGACGGCTCCCCGAAGACATCGGGGCGGAGCGCGGCTGCGGTTACCGCTCCATCGGTGAGGCGCTCGATAGCGCGTGCACAGCGCGGGGAGACAGGCCGATGCCCCTTCGCCCACTGATTCACCATCTGCGGGCTCACGCCAATCAGGCCGGCGAGCTTTGCTTGGCCGCCGACCCTCGAAATCGCGTCATCGATGCTCATGGAGGCATCTTAAGCAATGCTTGAGTTAGAAATCAAGCAACCCTTTATGGCGCTACCCTTCCTGTGGGCGCAACATCAAGCGATGCTTGATAAGATGGAAACGGTTGCTTTACTCGCGAAGGCGATGCGCCGCAAAGGCGTGAAGCAGGTAGATCTCGCGAATGAGTGCGACGTGTCCGAGCAGGCCGTCGCGCAGTGGTTCAAGACGGGTCGCATCTCGAAACCGAACCTCGCCCGCTCCGCCCGCCTATGCGACATCAGCGTTGAGGAACTGCTGACGGGCGACAAGCCGAAAGCGATCCCGGCTCCGCAGCCGGCGCCGCAAACGGAATTCTCTCAGGATGAGTCGGATCTCGTCGAAGCTTATCGCGCGCTGCCCCAGGAACAGCGCGATGCCGTCTGGACGTTGATCGATGCGTTTGTTCGCAGCACTCATCCGGAGGTAGATCGCGCGCTGGGCCCTCGTGACCCGGCGCGCTCGAGGCGAATCGAGCCTCGCCTGATCGTCGCGGACATAACGCGCCGCGCCGCGATCGAACTCGCAGCCGGCCCGTCCCCGAAAAGTAACGCTCGCGCTCGTCGCCAGTAGATTAGCCGACGGCGATCTCCCGCTGGCAGTGCGGACAGACCTTTGCGGCCCGCAGCACTTTCTCTGCACAGTGTGGGCACGCGCGCCGATCGCCAGGCGAGATTATCGCGATCAGCAATCCGAGCGGGCCCAATAACAGCCCGAGCATGAATCCCCCGAAGGTCTCGTTCTTGCCGGAGCCCACCCAGGCCCCGATCAGCGCGCACAGAAACCAGCCGACTGTAATGACCCCCACGGGACACCTCCTTTCGCCAACCGCGTCCGAAAAAGGTACCACGGCGGCCGCTTCCGACCGAATCTCAAGCAATGCTTGACTTCACCCAAGCGCTGCTTTAGTTTTCTCCCTGCGCCACCCAGGCGCGGAGGATGATCACATGGCAGTCGAATACCTCGGACCATTCAACCCGGTCCGTCCCATCGCACGCGTCGCGCGCGGCCCCGTTCGCATCATCGACACCGGCGTTCCGAATCTGCCGGTCGACTGGGCCCTCGAAGAGCGCCGCACGTTCGTCGCCCATCCCGCTGATCCCGTCGCGCTGACGCTGCGCGCGCGGCGCATCGAGCGCTTCGTGTCGCGCGTCTCGACGCTCTTCGCCGTCGGCACGCTGCTCGGCTCCGGCTGGGTCTGGCTGATGCACGGGGTGCAGTGATGAGCAAGCGCGTCAACAACAAGCGCGGCAACCGCTGCTGCCGCCGCATGCCGAGCGTGAAACCGACGAAGGTCCGCGCCTGCCCGCGCCATGAGCGTCATCTGCAGGGCCTCCACGCGATTCAGCGGCTCATCTGGCGGGCGCTGTGATGGCGATCGCCTACGTCACCATCACGACGCTCATGTGGTGCGGGACCGCGCTCGCGGCGAGCAGAGAACACAAGCGCGGCCTCGCCGCGTTCTTCACGCTGCTCGCGGCCGTGGGCGTGGTCGTGCTATTCGGGCTGCACGCATGAAGACGGCGAAGGAACTTTTCGACGAACGCTTCCTGCACTCGGTCGGCACGCCCCGCAGCCTCGAATACCGGTCCGGTTATTTGGATGGCCTGCGGTTGACGCTCGGTGAGATTCCGAAGGAACTCGACTTTCGTTGTCCCCATCCTCACGGCACCGCCGCGGCCGATGCGTGGTTTGCCGGAGCGGACGCCGGCCTCGATCGCGCGCGCGCCGAGCGGCGGCGGGTCAGCGACGCTGAATTGGGGATTTCCGAATGACCCCCCGCGCCAACGACCGCCAAATCGCCGGCGACCACTACAAGCGATTCACGATCGAACCCTGGGACTTCGTCGCCGCGAACCGGCTCGACGCGTTCCAGGGCTCGATCATCCGCTACGTCTGCCGCTGGGATGGCAAAGACGGCGTGCAGGCGCTGCACAAGGCCCGGCACTACCTCGATAAATATATCGAGCTGATCGAGGCCGGCTACCCGAACACCGCGCCGGAGTACTTCGCGCGGATGCTCGTGCCGAATCAGGTCGCCGACGTTCATCCCACGGTCGACGCCGTGAAAGCGGCTGCCGGGGTGCTTGGTGATTACCTCGGCGTGCTGGCTGGGTGGCCAGAGGACTTCGACGACGAGCCCGATGAGCTCGCGGCCTCGCTGCAGCACCTCGAGGACGAGCAGCTCGCCGAGCCGGACCGCGAGCGCATCGACCCGGCCGCCATGTGCCGCTCGCGCGAATACCACCGCTGGGAGCGCGTGAACGGCGTGACCGAGTGTGAGGACTGCGGCGAGAAGATGACAGCCGCGCTGGCGACGCCGGCAGCGCAATCCGCATGCCCGCGCCATCTCTGGCACTTCGCGCCGAACCAGGCCGTCACCTGCTCGCTGTGTGGCGCCCTGTGGGATGGAAGCGACCGCCCCGGACCCTGGGCGCCCGTCGACGAGCCGGACGCCGACTGATGGCGCGGCGCTACTGGACTCCTGCCGAGGAGCAATTGCTCCGCGAGCGTTATCCGGACACGCCGACGAGCGAGCTCTGCGCGCTGCTCAATCGCAAAGCCGCAGACGTGTACGCGAAGGCTCAGGACCTCGGCGTCAGCAAGTCCGAGGCCTTCCTGACCGGCCCGAACTCCGGACGCAAGCGAGCGGGCTGCGCACCGAATGCCGGCACGTTCAAACCCGGCTTGATTCCCTGGAACAAGGGCACGCATTTCTGCGCCGGCGGTCGCTCCGCCGAGACGCGTTTTCGACCGGGCGAGAAGCCGCAGACCTGGGTGCCGATTGGAACCGTCGCGAAGAGCGGCGACGGTTACTGGAAGCGCAAGGTCCGTGGCGACGCACCGCGCGGCATGTCCCGGCGGAACTGGGTCTGGCTGCACATCGAGTGCTGGGAGCAGCACCACGGCGCCGTCCCGCCGAACCACCTCGTCGCATTCAAGAACGGCAATCGCGACGACATCCGCATCGAGAACCTGGAGCTCGTCAGCCGGCGCGACTGGATCAAGCGTCACACGCTGCACAACCTCCCGAAGGAGATCGTGCAGGTCATTCAACTCAAGGGCGCGCTGCAGCGCCAGGTCAACAAGAGGGCGAAGGCATGAACGACATCACCGAGCTGCGCGAGCATCTGTTCGCGACGCTGAAGGGCATCCGCGACAAAGACAACCCGCTCGACCTCGATCGCGCGAAAGCCGTCGCCGAGATCGCGCAGACGATTATCAACAGCGCGAAGGTCGAGGTCGAGTTTCTGAAGGAAGTCGGCGGCAAGGGCTCCGGCTTCATCAAGAGCGAAGCGTTGAACTCCGTGCCGCAGCCGCGGCGCATCGGGGGCTACTGATGAGCGCCCGCGGTGCCGACGCGCCGGAGTCCGTTCGGACTGACATCCCCGACTATGACGCGGCGCGCGCCGTCGTGCGCGTGCCGGTCTCTCCTGGGATTCTCGCCGAGCTGCTCGGCATTCCGGACGATCACGAGATCGTCGGCTGTCGGTGGGATATGGAACGCGCCGGCGGCGTCCTCGAGCTGCTCATCGAGGGCAGCGATCTGCCGGTGATTGAACCCGGCACGGTGATCCCGCGCGTCGTCCCGACCATCCACGTCGACACGATCGCCGGTCGCGCGGTGCGACGGTGGGACTGGAACCTGGACAGTATGGAGGATCCGTCGTGACGCAAGCCGAACTCATCCTGAAGACGCTCGAGGAGCACGGCCCGCTCGATCGCGATGCGCTCGGCGAGCTGCTCAGCGAGCAGATCCCCGCGAAGTCGCTGGAGACCGTGCTCAGCACCCTGAAGAACCGAAACAAGGTCGGGCGCACCGACGCGGGCTCGTGGTTCGTCACGGAATCCGGGGAAGACGAGGCCGGCGACGGCGAGCAGCAGAGCAGCGGCGAGGCGCCGCCGACCGCGCCCGTAAAGCCGGCGAAGCGCCCCTACACGCGCGGGCCGAAGACCCCGACGGCGGCCACATTGCCCGATGTTCCGCACGCCTACGAGCTGCGCATCGACGAGAACGAGCTGCACGTGCACATCAGCGGCAACTCGCTCGACGTGCTTGCGGCGATCGTCGAGGTCGCGCGCTCGCGGATCGAGGGCCTGCGGGAATGAAGACTTACGTTTGCGACAGACGAATCACGGTGTCCCGCGACGAGGTCGTGCAGATCGTTGTCGAGCACCTGCGCCAGTTCACAGGCATTCCGGCCGAGACGCTGAACGAGTTCTTCGACCCCAAGGGGCTCGAGCTTGCCGTCCAAGGCCTGCGCATCGAATGGTCCGTCGATGAAACGGAGCGTCACTTCAAGGAACCGTACCCGACGTGCGAGAGGCCGTGAACATGAACACCCGCCACCAGCGCCGTCCCGACATCGACTGGCCGAGTGTCCTGAACCGTCTCCGCGTGCGCTGCAAACCTCTCGCACGCCTGGCGCGCGACGTCGGCAGCGACGAACGCACCCTGAACCGCATCGCGCGCGGTGAAGTGCACGAGCCGAGGCACAGCGTCGGCGAGCGCTTGCTCGCGATCTGCGACGAGCTCGGCATCGAGGTCAATGAATCCCGCCCGGCAATGCGCGCCAAGGACCCGAGCGCGCGAGGGGTGAGTGTCGTATCCGGAAGCCGGGCGGGATTCTCCATCGGTGGCGCGCCGTGAAGCAGCCGACGGCGCGCGAGCTGATGGACAAGCTGCTGGCGCACATCGAGGCGAGGTCGAACTCCGTCGACGAGGTGAGCCTCCCGTCATGGGAGGGACGCGAGCGGCAGCGCAAACGAGCGGTCGAGCTGGCCGAACAACTGAGGAGCATGGCGGATGCTATCGACCGCACCCACATCGACGACGGGAAGTGACCAGAATCAAGCGCTGGCGGCTCAGGACGACGCGGACGGCCTTGCCCCGGCATGTGACTACTGCGGCGCTCCGTTCGTGCCGTCACGGGCTCGACGTTTGACGCAGCGATTCTGCTGCACCGAGCACCGCCGGGCCTTCGACCGCGTGGTGAACCGCAACATCGCCCAGGTGCGAGCCACGCTGCGCGAGAGCGTGCGGGAGCTGCTGCGGGCGCATCGGGAGGTGTCGCATGGGCGATAAGACCGGCATCCAATGGACCGACGCGACGTGGAACCCCGTCACGGGCTGCTCGAAGGTCTCGCAGGGCTGCAAGTTCTGTTACGCGGAGCGAGATTTCCGCAGGCCGTACGGGCGAGACGTGGTGACGATGCCGGGCTCTCACACCGTGCTGGGACCGGCCGGTCCGTTCGAGGTCCCCAACATTCGCCCGCGGAAGTTCACGGACGTGTTCACGCATCCGAATCGGCTGGACCAGCCGCTGCGATGGAAGACGCCGCGCCGCGTGTTCGTCAACTCGATGTCCGATCTGTTCCACGAGGATGTGCCGTTCGAGTTCATCGCGAGCGTGTTCGCCGTCATGGGTGTGACGACCAGGCACACCTACCAGATCCTCACGAAGCGGCCCGAGCGCATGCTCGAATTCTTCAGGTGGGCGCTGCAGGCGCAGGACGAAGACGGCACGTGGTATCCGCTGAAAGAGACTGATTTTGCTGCGGGCGATCGTATCTTCGACCACTGGCCCAAGCACATCGAGTGGAAGGGGGCACTTCAAAACCGGGGGAGCGGTTACGACAACTGCGGCCCGTTGTTCCCGTACGAGAACGTCTGGCTAGGCGTGAGCTGCGAGGACCAAGCCACCGCCGACGAGCGCATCCCGCTGCTGTTGCAGACGCCGGCGGCCGTGCGTTTCGTGAGCGCCGAGCCGCTGCTTGAGCGCGTTCGCCTCGACAGCTACCTCGGCGCCTGCAACTGCAGGGTGCAGGCCGAGGACGGCGCCGGCATACACGCGTCGCACTGCCGAGCCACGAAGCCACGCATCGACTGGGTCATCGTCGGCGGCGAGAGCGGCCCGAAGGCGCGGCCGTGCGACGCGGACTGGATACGCGACATCGTCATCGACTGTCAGCGCGCCGAGGTCCCGTGCTTCGTGAAGCAGCTCGGCGCGAACTGGATCCTGGCGGGCTTCGACATCCACGGCCCACTGCTCCGCGACCGCAAAGGCGGAGACCCCGACGAGTGGCCCGCGGACCTGCGCGTGCGGGAGTTCCCCGATGCCTAGACGCCTCCTCGACAAAGAGACCGTCCGCGCGATGCGCGTCGCGTTCTACGACGACGGCGAGATGTTGAAGGACATCGCCAAGCGTTTCGGGACCAGCAAGCCGAACGCGGGCAGCATCATCACCTTCCGCACCTGGGCGTACGTGCTCCACCACGGCCGGCGCTATTCACACGACGCGTGCCCCGTCCGCCAGAAGAAGCCGAAGCTCGGCACGCCGCGATCGCGCTGCGCGTGCGGCGTGTTCATTCCGACCGGGTCGACAGTCTGCGAGCGGTGCCTGGACGACGATGGCGCCCCGGTCGTGTTGGCCCCCAGCCAGTACATCGAGATCCCGGCATGCCTGCGGCGGGGCGCGGACTGATGGCCTCCGGCGAACCGCGCTACATTTGCCGCGAGGCGAAGCGCCAGCAGTGGGCGTGCGAGGTCGTGTGGTTCGACGGCACGAAGACGCGCGCCACGATCGTCCGCACCCAGGACCGATACTGGGCCGCGGAGATCTGCCGGCTGATGAACGAGGCGCGCGTGCGCGAGAACTGGGCGGGCGCCTGATGGCCCGCCCGCGGCGCCGTTTCGTGATCACCTCGGTCGGCGAGCCGGACCCCATGGCGCTCGTGCCGGCGGTGTTAGAGTATGTCGCCGGGAGGATTCCAGCCGATGACGAAAGCCGCGCTCTATCTCCGGAGCTCGAAGGACCGATCCGACGTCTCGATCGCCGCCCAGCGGCGCGAGCTGCAGAGCCTTGCGAGTGACCGCGGCCTGACGATCGTCGCGGAGTACTCCGACGCGGTCGAGTCCGCGAAGGACGAGCACCGGCCCGGATTCCAGAAGCTGCTGACCGACCTCCGCGAACCGACTCGCGGCTGGTCTGCCCTCCTCATGGTCGATACCTCGCGGCTTTCGCGGCGACGGTTCAGCGCCCAGGTGTTCAAGCACGAGGCCTCGAAGCGCGGCGTCGCGATCATCTACTCGAAGGTGCCGGACGCGGACCCGATCACGAATGTGCTCATCCAGTCCGTGCTCGAGGCGATGGACGAGATTCACTCGCTGATGTCGAAGGAGAAAGGCCTCGCCGGCATGCGCGAGAACGTCGCGCGCGGCTTCCGCGCCGGCGGGCGGGCTCCCTACGGTTACCAGCTCGAACGCGTCCCGACCGGCGTCGTGCGTGACGGGCAAGAGGTCACGAAATCGCGCCTGGTGCTCGACAAGTCGACGGCGCCGAAGATTGCGCGCTACCTGAAGGCGCGCGCGGCTGGCGCTCCGCGGGCCGCCGCGTGCGAGGCCTCCGGCGTGGAGCTCACGGCGACGACGCTGATCGGCATCGAGCACAATGCGCTCACCTACGCGGGGCACACCGTGTGGAACCAGCACGCCGAGCACGGACCCGGCGGCTACAAAGGCGGGGTGAAGCGCAGGCCGCGATCGGAATGGGTCATGCAGCGCGACACGCACCCGGCGCTGATCAGCGACGACGAGGCCGAGCAGCTCGTCTCCGCGCTCGCGGCGCGCACGAGCGGCCGGAGCCGGGCGTCCGAGCACCTGCTCGGCGGACTGCTGCGCGCGCCGGACGGACGTGCCTGGCACGGCGAGGGCGCACGCTACCGGCTGCGCGGTAAGGCCCGCACCAGCGAGAGCGTGCCGGCCGCCGAGCTCGACGCCGCCGTGCTCGAGCACGTCCGTCGGGATCTCGATTCGCCGCGCTTCCTGAAGGCCCTCGTCACGAACGCGCGCGCCCAGCATCGGAAGGCCGGCCCGGATCCGACCAGGCCGCTCCGCCGCGAGCTCGCGGCGATCGCCGACCGGATCCAGACGATGCTGAGCTTCGCCAGCAAGCTCGAGGACCCGGCCCCGGCCCTGCGGGAGGTCGAGCGGCTCGAACGCGAACGGAAGCGCATGGAGTACGAGATCGGGATTCTGGAACGCGAGCAGCGCACGACGGCAGCGCTGGCGAACATCGACGAGGCGGTCGTGCGGGAAGTCGTGGCGGCCCTGCGCGAGGGCCTCGAGGAGGAAGACCGGCAGCGCGTGAAAGCGCGCCTGGTCGAGCTGGTGGAACGTATCGAGATGCAGCCCGGCAGCGAGCAGATCCGTCTCTGCTACCGCATCCGGGCTGGGGATAAGATGGCGTCCCCACGGGAAAGCGAACTTATCCCCACGCTGCGAGCGGTGCGGATCGGGCGGGTATGATTCAGCTGGGAGGAATAGCCAACATGACCGCAATCGCTGAGCTACGCGAAGAGGCCGCGCAGATCCTGAAATCAGCCGTCCGCGGCGAGGTGCTCGTCGAGCTCGAAGACGCGCGGCTCACATGGGCCGGCGTGTTCGCGGGTGACTGCGCTTTTCTGATCGGGGGGTGGCGATTCGTGTTCTTTAACGATTGCCTCGATCTGGACTATGTTGATTCAGTGCAGGCCCCAGACGGCCGATCCGCCGGCTGCGATGACTGGTGGGCAGACGGGACATGGTGCGACCCGCTGAATTTCCTGACGACCGAAGAGCACGCCAAGTTCGAGCGGCTGCTGGAGAGATGCGGGAAAGATGATGCCCCGAGCGGTCAGCCGCTGCGCGAGTGGCTGTAACTCGGGTTCGAATCCCCGCTCGGAACTCAAATGCGTTGCGCGGAAGGTTACCGAACTGAAGACGAGAGTGAGGACAGACTATGAAAAAGATCGAAACCAGGACAGAGCCGGCGCGCCAGCACCAGTACGTAGCCTATTTGATTTGCGACCTATGCAGGAAGCAGAGCACGTCCCACGCCACCAAAGATTGGGGGGAGAACACCTACGACATCGCCGAGACCAAGGTCACCATGAAGCGCGGCTATGCATACCCCGACAGTGGAGAGACCGTACAGACTGAGTTCGACATTTGCCCTGAGTGTTTCGAGACCAAGCTCATCCCGTGGTTGACATCGCAAGGTGCGGCGCCGCAAGTCCAAGAAGCGGATTGGTAGCCCCATGAGCGAGCGCGGAACCTTCATCACCGAGATCATCGGCTGCCCCGACTGCCGCCAGACCATCCTCGATAAGGCCGCCGAGGTCAGCGACGGCGATTTCGAAATCTTCGCTCGAGCGGACTCGCGCGGATTCGTTTACGGGGTAATCAAGGGAACGTGGCCAGGAGGCGAAGCGTTCTTCCTAGAGACTATGTTTGGGCAGGACGTCGCGAAGTATTTGTGCCACGAGGTGATGCTGGCGGTTATCCCGGAGTACGCCGCGCAGGCGAAGGTATTCATTCTAGCGCCGACGTCCTGACTCGAACGGGAGCTACTGATTACGAATAAGGCCGGCGAACGGCGCCAAACTGATGATTAATCAGTAGGGCCGGGGTCGTTCCGTTGCGACTATTTCCCGGCCTGAACCGAGCATCCTCCCCACGACAGCCAGGCGGCGATCCGCTGTCGCAGCAACGCATCCCGGCGCATCAGCGCCGTCTCGTCCTCAGCATAGAGCCCAGATGTCACCTTGCAATCGGCGCCGGCCGGGCACGCGGCCCACGGCGCGTGAAACTCGGGCACCGGCAGCGCCAGATCGGCGAGCAGCTCGGCCGGCGGCGTGCAGGAAATCGGGACGGGCACCGGCACCTCGTGCGCGCGCTCGACGGTGATCGGCGCGGGCTGGTGGGAGCAGGCGGCGAGTGAAAGCGAAAGAATCCAGGCCCAGATTCCCGTTACGCGAAAGTGATGTCGATGCGTCACGGCTGCGCGTACCAGGCATTCAGCACGACCGGCCCGTGCCCCTGCGGCACGAAGACCGGCTTCGCGAGAAATGCGGCAACACGCTTCTTCCCCGCATCGACGGCATCGTTCCCGAGCTTCGCGAGCTGCTCGACGGCCAGGCGCTGCGTCTCGCTCTTGGCTGCCCAGTCCTTGTTCGCGGCCTCGAGCTCGTGCTCGGCGGCCTGGAGGCGCGCGTTGTCGGCCTGCAGGCCTGCGACGTCGGCGCGCCATTCCGAGATCCGGAACTCTTCGACGCCGATGGCGATGAGCAGTGCAGCGAGCAGGCCTGCGGCGAGATACATCATGGGTGACGGGGTCATGGTTTCGGCCCTCCTGCGCGGGCGATGAGGAGCTGCTCGACAGCTTTCGCGCCGATCGCCGTGAAGATCACGACCGCGTCGGCAAAGACCATCCATTCGAGGATCGAGGCAGCGTTCGTCGGGATGTCCTTCTCACGAAGGAAGAGGCCTGCGCTGACGGCGGCGAGGTGAGCCATCGACCAGAACGCAGCGCGGCGCCGGAAATTGGCCTGGCGCGGGTCGAGGGTCGGGTCGGCTTCGTCGGTCATCGGAACAGCTTCCCGATGGCATCCTTGAAGGCGATCACACCGGCCCAGATCACCGACACCGCGAGCGCGACGCCGCCGGTGAATCCCTTGTAGCGCTGGATCTCGGCGTGCACGTCTTTGATGCTGATCTGAATGTCGGTGAGCGTCTTGTCGAGGTCCGCCTGGCGCTCCTTGCGCTGCTCGGAATCCTGCTCGAGGATGGTCTCGACGCGCGTGACGCGCTCGGCGAGCTCGGAGACTTCGCTCATGTTCCCCGCCCCCCGTCGTCGCGGTCACGTGTCAACACCTGCAGCATCATCTTGAGGTCGCCCAGGAAGCCGAGCGCGCGATCGACCTTGTCGTCGGTAACCTCGATTTTTTGCAGGCGCTTGTGCATCAGCACGAGCAGTTTTTCGGTGTGCGTCTGCCGCGCGGCGAGTCTCCCCACCGCCTGGTTCAACGCGGCCACCGCCGTTTTGAGCTCGTCGAAGCCCTGCTCTCGCAGCTTGGCCTCGATGCGCCCGGTGATTTCGTCGAGTTCGTCCGACACATTGCTGCTCCGCTCTTGTTTGCGATGTGGCGAGGCGTGCGTTCACTTTGCGATCGCGCTCTTCGGCGCTATTGGTACCAGGGGCAATACTTTCGGAAATTCAGCACCCACTCCCCGGGCTGCCCAGCGCCCTGGGGCGTGTTGTAGAACTGCTTCCAGTACTGCGCGAGCGCGAGCGCATCGCCCGGGTCGGCCGGCATCGCCGCCGGCGCGCGCCAGTACAGCAGCCGGCACACGACCGTCGCGAGCGCGAGATCCGTCAGCAACCGCTCGGCCGGTGGCGCGGGCACCGGGAGGAACGGCAGGATCGCCGAGCGCAGATTCTTGCCGAGCCCCGGCAGCGTGTTCACGACCAGGTCGCGATAGGTCGCGGGCTCGATCTGGAACAGCGACAGCGCCGGTCCGCCGCCCACCTGGTGGATGTAGTGGAAACCGCCGCTCTCGTGCGCGGCCGTGCCCATCACCAGGCGCTCGGCGGATTCGGAGTGCAGGCCGATCGCCTTCAGGGTTGGCGCGACGACGTAGTCGCGGAGCTGCTTGCCGTCCATCTATGCCTCCGGCCAGGCGATGGCAGCTATCTCGGGTGCGGACGTCGCTGCGGCGACGAGCTGCTCGAGCTGCCAGTAGATCCCAAACGCGGTCTGCTTCGCGAGAGACATGGCCGCGGCGAGCCGTACCGCCTCGTTGAAGCTCAGCATGCGGATCTCGTTGTCGATCGTTTTCCACGGCACCACGCTCGGAACGACGGCGCCATCGAGAGCGAGATCCGCGAGTAGCGCGGGATCGCCGCGGCGAACGACGTCCCACAGGCTCACGGTCTGGATGAGGTTGCTCTGATCCTCGGGAAGCGCCGACCAGGCCGCGCCGTTCCACTCGACGGGCGCGACGATCGCCGCATCGCGCGCGGCGACGAGCTCCTCGAGCTTGATGGCCCGGAGCTGCTCGAGCTGCTCGGCGTCTGTGGGAGCGCGCAGCGAGTGCAGATCGGCGGCGAGCACGAGCCCCGCCGGATCTTGCGTGGTCTCGAACTCACCCTGGCCGGCGCTCTCGCCCTCCGGCAGCATCCGAAAGCCGACAGGGCGTCCGGCGCCCGCCGGGGTGCATGCCCAGCGCATCAGAAGTGCCAGCCCGTTCCGACACAGTCGAAGATGACGGACGCCGAGTTGACCTTCCACCATGCGGTCTGTGCGGTGAGCATCGGCAGCGTGAAGTTCCCGACCGCGGGAACGCTCGTCTGGATGCCGGCCCAGACGGCCTGCACCGCGAGCGTGCCGGCGCTGTCGGCGTACATCGTGGCCTGTCCGGACTGGAACGCCGCGGCGATCGCGATCTGCATCCATCCCGACACCTCGCGCGCCGTGACCGGCACCACGGCGGCCAGCGAGGCCGACGTGAGCACGATTGCAGATCCCGACGAGACGATCGTGCGAGCGGCGCAGGCGACCAGGTCGCCGCGCTGCTGGAACGTGAGCAGATTTGAGGACACGTCGTTGTACGCCGCGCCGAGGTAGCCGGCGAACGTGTAGCCGGCGGGCAGTCGCGAGAAGATCGACGTCGCCGAGCCCGGGTAGCAGTCCGGCGCGGCGAACGAGTCGAGCGTGCCGTCGGCCTTGCCGATCGCCCAGAGGTGATACCAGGTCGATGCAGCTTCGGCGCCTGCATTGTGGACGACGTCGCGGCCATTCGCACCGGTGTTAGCGACGTTGAGTGTCTCGCTCAGGCTCGCGAACCGCTTCAGCCGGCCAGCGCTGTTTGCGAGAACGACGGCGCGCGCGGCGACGGTGAGCGTCGCGGCCGTCGCATAGGCGATCGAGAGCCCATCGTGCGGGCACAGCGTGGTGTGCGCCGGTACCTGGGCGATCTGCATACCGGTCTGCAGCGCGTCGTAGTCAGCGCCGTAGCTACGTTCGAGCTCGATCAGATCCGTGCCGCGGCGGACGAATTTGATCCACTTGTCGAGCGCGTTGAGGGCGAACCCGGCCGAGTCCTGCATGAGGAACTGACCCGAGCCACCGGCAGCGTGCGTGATGGTGACGACGTGCGAGGCATTGACGGCCCACAGCGTGAAGACCTGGCCGTCGTGCGTGTTCGTGAGCGCCATCGAATCGAGCGCATCGGAGGCCGCG